CGCCGTCCCGAAAGGATCGGACCAGGAGCACAGATTCCTGTCCGCCGAAGGGATGAAGTCGGATGGATGGAAACTCCGAGGTATTCACCGGCATCGGTGGAGGTCGAGATGCAGATTCGTCAATTATGTAATCGCATAACAGGTCGGGCAACCAGTGCGGAAGATGCAGTCGAGGCTAATGTTTTAAAACAGCATTTGGTCAACTGTTGGCTGGGTGGATGGAAAGAGATTTTGAAACGGGTATGGTGCTTGGATCGGACTTATTCTGGTCCAATGATTTGGTTCAGAGTTACAAACAACGAGCAGGGCGCACAGTTGATTTTAGACGAAACTGCGGAGTTGTATGATTTCAATATTACCTGGAACTCGATGAACCAGGACGAGGAGAAACTCATGCAGAAAATGGATACGATAGGTAAGCTTATGGCAACCTACGACCGCCAGGGAGGTGCTAGGTATGATGTTTACTTAAGGAAGGCTTTGGAGGCGCTTGATCCTAACCTGGCAGGGCAGTTAATCATGCCCCAGCAGGAAGCATCGGACAAAGAGATCAAGGAGACTTCTGCGGATATCGCTAAGATTGCCAGTGGTCAGGTGGTGAACGCACCCCAGCAGGGAGCAAACCCACAGCTACGCTTGCAGGTTCTTCAGCAATTCATGCAGGGAACGGAGGAGGTTCCCGCCACGGATGTGCAGGAGCGGATGCAAACGGATGAGAATTTTGCCAAGAGGATTCAGACATATGTCGGTCAACTCGAGCAACAGCAGGCCCAGCAACGAAACGCACTTATTGGCCAGCTGGGAACCGCCCCCGGCAATGTGCCTGGGACATCGATGGCCGCTTAATTCAAAGGAAACATTATGCCAAAAGTAGGAAAAAAACATTATTCGTATACCCCGAAAGGAATGGCCCAGGCTAAAGCCGCCGCCAAGAAGACGGGTAAAAAAGTAAGTTATGCCAAGAAAGCCCGCAAAAAAAAGTAAGTCGGTTTCCCTAAAGATGGGAACACACAAATCTCGCAAAGGAGGTTTGACTGCAAAAGGTCGGGCAAAGGTAAACAGGGAAACAGGTTCCAATCTCAAAGCTCCGCAACCTGGCGGAGGCAAGAGGAAGAAGTCTTTTTGTGCAAGAATGGGAGGAGTAAAGGGGCCGATGAAAGATTCGAAAGGCCGGCCAACTCGTAAAGCATTAGCACTCAAACGGTGGAAATGTTAGATGCCCAAGGACGCTTGTTATAAAAAGGTAAAGGCTCGGGTGAAGGTATTCCCTTCTGCTCGAGCATCTCAGCAGATTGCTAAGTGCCGAAAATCTAAAGGACAGGTTCGTAAGACCGCCAAGGGTACATCGTTGAAGCGATGGGGATCGGAGAAATGGCAGGATACGAAGTCAGGTAAACCATGTGGCCAGGGCGGGAAGAATGAGTATTGCCGGCCAACGAAGAGAGTTTCGAGTAAAACACCCAAGACAAAATCGGAGATGAGCAAAAGCCAACTGAAACGAAAGAAGGCGGAGAAGTCGAAGGTTGGGATGGGTAGAAGAGTAAAACCTGTAAGAAGAAAAAAATGAATTTAGGTGACGCAATAGCCGGCCTTGGCGATCAAACCGAATGGAAGGTCGTTAAGGACTTTATCAAAGAGCAGAGGGATATGTGCCTTATTGACTTCCAGGACTACAATCATGTCGATAATCCACAGAAGCTTGCCCGTCTATCGGGTGAGATTGCTGGATTAAGCAGAATATCGGAAGCATTTGAAAATGCCGGAACTGACCCCACATCAGAAATTTAAAAACGAGCATCGGGCGGTTTTGAACCGCTGGCTCGAGGAATCAGACATCGAGGATCTTGAGTTGGCAAAGATTGCCGCCGAGGACATCAACGAGTGGCTGGATGAGGAGGTCATTGAGTTTGAGTCGGACATAAAGCTCGATGATGATGAAGAGGAAGGGTAACCTCTACGAACAGAAATTCTTTTCAGAAGCTTTAAGCCAGGGTTTCGAGGTTTTCACACCGTTAGGCGATTATTTACCGCAGGATTGTTTGGTGATGAATGTCGCGGGAAAGGTTTTCAAGGTTCAGATAAAAGGCACTGAATGCAAGTCCAAGGACCCGAAAAGGGGAGGGTTGGGCCGCTATATGGTGACCTGTGCAACAGGATCGGCAGGTAAAGAGTCGATAGATTGTACAAAAGTGGACATATTGGTGGCATATGTCGAAGAGGAAAACATTTTCTACATCATCCCGGCGATTGAATTAAACGGGGTAGTTCGGATCAGTCTTTATCCGCACAACCCCAATTCGAAAGCGAGGCTTGAGCAATTCAAGGATAACTGGAAGATTTTTAAAGTTACCTGATAAATCTGTTTTTAAAACTGCTATAATTGACGCTGGTGGGGTCTACAAGCTCCGCAGTTAAACGCAAAGAGTGCGAACTTTCCAAACGCAGAAATATATGGCAGACACAGTTTTAAGCGAGGCTCCGGCTCAACAATCGGGAGCAGAAGACAATCAAGCGAATGGCCCTTTATCGGTCTCAGATTTGGCGGCAAGTTTTGTCGAGCAAGTCGAAACGGATCAAGAAGCCAAACAGGCAGATGAGGCTAAAGCGGAAGTCACCGAGACTACCGAAGAAGCAGAAGCATCAGCCAACCAAGAAGAAGATGTTCTTTCACAGTCTATTTCCGAATCCGACGAGGATGAGGGAGAGGAAACCGAGGAAACTGAAGAGGTTGAGGAATCTGATGAATCTGATGATGTTCCACCCAAGGCGGTCAGCAAGTTACTGAAACAGGTAAACAAGCTAACAGCACGGGCAAAAGGGGCGGAGGAAACGGCCACACAATTACAGGCCGAGATTGCCAACTTAAAGGCAAATCAATCGAACGGCAACCAGGCACAACCTGCACAACCCGAACTTGAAAATATTCAAAACTTTCAGGACTTGGAGAATTTGCGGCAGGAAGCGCAGGCGGCCAAGAAGTTTGCACTTCAGCATATCGGCAAAGATTTCGTAGAGGTTGACGGAAAAGAGTACTCGGATGACGACATCCGAAATATTCTAGCCCAGGCCGACGAATACCTGACCGAGAAAATTCCACAGCGTAGTCAGCACTTACAGCAAAAAGCACACTGGGCGAATGACACGCAAAAAACCTTTCCCTGGTTAAACACTCAAGACGACAGTGAGCAGGCAACCGCAAATCGGCAACTATACCAGCAGATTCGCGGTCAAAAGCAATACGCTGATGTCTTAGACAACCTCCCTAACGGTGACTTTGTTACTGGGGTACTCGTCAAGGGGATTCAAAAGATGCAGGAGGAGCAGGCAAAGGCCAGCGCTCCGAAAAAGAAAGCGGTAAAAAAACCGAAGACTCCACCTCCCACAGACGGGGGTGACGCATCTCCACCAATCGAAAACTCTACGACTCGGAAACAGAAAGAGAAATCAAAATTCTTGGATCGCAAAAAACCACTCTCGGCAAACGATCTCGCCGCATTTCTAGCGGACTAAATTTGTAAAAATATAATAAATATTTAAAAACTTAAAATCTCATAACTATGGCACAAGCAACATCTTATAATGTAAGTAGCGTACAAGGCGCACGCGAAAATCTGGAAAATCTACTAAAAACTGTCGAGCCGACCGAAACGCCTCTTTACAGTTTTTTACCACAATCAGCCGCTCCCAAGGCTACTCTTAACGAGTGGTTAGTGGACAGCCTCGCCGACCCAGCAATCGCTGGAAATGTTGACGGGGTTGACTACACTTTGAGCGACATGAGCGACCTGGTTAGTTCCCGCGCTCGTTTGGGCAACAGAGTTCAAACTCTTCAGGATCGCTTTTCCGTATCTCGCCAAGCCGAGATGGTTGATGTGGCTCCAGGTGGATCTCTTTACGCCGCTTCAAAGGCAAAAAGTCTTATCCAGCTTAAACGCTCAATCGAAACCGCCATTGCTTCCGGCAATGACCAATCCGCTGGAACCAGTTCCGCCGGCGCACTTATGTGCGGATTAGGCGTATGGTCCGACCCAGCCGCAACCGGTAACACTTTCGACACGGTCGCCAAGCAAGGCTTTCGTTCCGTTAGTGGTTCAAGAGTTGACTTCTCAAGCTTGACTGAAGCAACGCTTCGCGGACTTCTTCAAGCTGTTTACGAAGCTAGTGGAGCAAAGGGAGAGTACAAACTTTTCGCATCTCCTGGAGTGATGAACAATATCACGGATTACACCCGTGCCGCTATCTCGGACAACCCCGTTTATTCCTTTACACAGGATGTAAGCGGAAAGACCTTGATCCGCTCGGTTCTGTCTTTCGT